CTAAAAGTTGCTATTAGCGCCCACTCCACACCTTTATAATACTTTTCGGCAATTTTTTTTTAACGGTCAAATCATGTTTATATTTATCATATGTGTAATCAAATGAACTATTATAATTATGAATATTGCCAAATAAAGATTTATATTTTTGAGTGACTCCCGATTCCAAATGAAAAATTAACCCAAAAATTCTCTCCAAACAACATCTATCAGGGCGCGTTTTTACTTTGTTTAACAATGTAAATAAATTATATTTATTAGCTATTCTCATTAAAAAATTGTGATTAATATAACTTTGGACTCCAAAACAACCATACCATTCAGGTCGTCTTCCTAGTATTGAAATGTCGCTTAAAGTTAAACTTTTATATAATGCAAATTGGTTTCTAAAATTAGATACTAAATTTAATGAATTGTGCACATTTTCTTTATCTGGATTGAAATGCCATAAAGGTAAAACATCAATAGCTTTTAATCTTTCAAAATCAATTCTTTTGTGAATAAAAATACTATCATGAATAATAAATGCATTATCAAAAAATTTGTTTTTATAATAATAATAATATGGTAACAATTCGCCTCGTCCTTTATATTCTGATTGAATTATTTCAACATTTTTATATTCGTGTTGTGCTTTTACAAAATCATAATTGCTGTTATCGTCAATCACTACTATTTTAATATTTGGGTAAAAACGTCTAATACATTTTATACTATTATTCCAATAATTGTTTGTTTTTTCAGAATTTACGTGTCTTGTCATTATAAAACCATAGTTGTCCATTTATATTTTTATATTATTATTATTATTATTATTATAGCAATATTATATTATTCAAAAAAAATAATATATTATTCAAAAATATTGTATATTTATACCAATGAAGGGATTTTATCAATGTCAATTTTAATAGAATTTTGTTTTTTGTCTGTATATGAGTCATTTTGAGAACTTGTGTTATTTTCTATTAAAAATTGTTTAAACTCAGGTCTCTCTAATTGAACTTGAGGAGTATGATTATGAACGTGTCTAGCAATCATTTTATACAATTTAAAGTCAGGATATCTCTCATCTCCATTATTTTTATACAATAAATTAATTCCGTTGTCGTCCAAACACCATTCAACAATTATTTTTTTGACAGGATCATTTATTTTGGTCAAATCTTTAATTTCTTCTAAATCTTCTACTAAATAATCAAATATAGAACATGCTAAACGTGATAAATCAAAACTGGGATTTGGTTCCAGTCTCGGTTTTTTCTCATCAAAATAAGGTTCTGTATTGTATTGCGATGCAGCATCGTTACCATTTTGAAAACTATCACTGCAAAATAATTTTCCTTGAAATTTGTAAATACTTCTTCCAAAATCAATAATTTTGAATAGTTTACCAAAAGTCGGGACTTTATAAGTTTTTTTATTATAATGATAAATAATAAATTTTTTTGATGTCTCATTATACATGATATTATTTGTATGTAGGTCGTTGTGAGTAAATGAAAATACTTTTTGGTATGTAATTAATATCATTATTATTTGCATCAAAGCAGAAAACCATTCATTGTTTGTTAGTTTGTTATTTAATATTAAATCATCAAGGGTGTTTTCACAATTTTCCATACAAATTAATTGCACTGGAAATTTAGTAATTGTTACGTTTATTTCTTCTTCAACTTCGTCTTCATCGTCATCATAATCTTCATCTTCGTCATAATCACCCTCATCACCCTCTTCACCATCATTACCATCCTGGTATTCTTGACATTCTGAATCAATGTCTCCACAATTACTTTCAGACTTATATGATGTATATTCCGAATTATGTTCATAGTCATTATCAATATCAATATCATTCATTTCACTCTTTTCGCTTGTTTCACTATTTGTATAAGACAATCTTGACGAACAACTAGAGTTTGATTTTAAGGTATTATTACGTTTATTATCAAACTCTAGTTGTTCGTCAATATCAAGATCAATATTAAAATCGTATTCAATAATATTGTTATCATTGGCTAAAGATTTTTCACAATTAGTATCACGATTATCACGATTATCATGATTATCATTAAACAAATTTTCAAATATTTCATTATTGATTGATTTTAAAGATAAAGTAGATTTTGCACTTGAAGTGTAGTCTATTTTAATAGTTTTTAATTTGTGTTTTTCTGTCTTAATCAAATGTTCATAATCATCAATTTTAAACAAAATATTTTTATTTTTATTAAAAAAATCTGAACAGTTTAAATAATCCAAATCATCAAATACGTTTAACATGTAATTATTTTTAATAGAGAGAAATGATCCGTAATAATCTAATCCATGATTAAAATTATAATTATTTTTTAATAAGGATGTTATATAAACAAAAAGTCCGTCTACATAAGCTGAGTTGTTTGCATCTAATAATTTGGTATGGCAGTTGTTGTTGTTGTTGTTGTTGTTGTTGTTGATAGTGTCTAATTTGGGCAAATTATATAATTTGTCGCCAATAATATTACTATATTTACCTACTAAATATTTAAATGGATCTAACAAAGGCGCTAATTTGATAAATATATTTTTGGCTTTAATTTCGTCATTTTCTATGTTTTTAATACGACAATGAAATATTTTTTTCGTTTCGCTATTTGCATCAACACCGTTTTTGATATTATATAAATACCATTTATGGTTTAAATTTATACTGTTGTAATTAGAATCATTAAGTGAAAAAAATCTCTCATATATTGGTATATAGTTTTGAGTTTTTGAGAGAAAAAGTGTTTCAGGTTTTTCTAAAGCCTTGAAAAGTTCGGAGTTTTTTCTTTTTTGATAATTACACTGAACGGATGGTGTAATGTTAGTAGTATATATATTCATATTATTAGGTAATTAAAATATAAATAATATGAAATTTTAACTTATAGTAAAATATTTACTAAACTTTTTATTATATGTCATAATTTTCTAAAGAATAATCAATTTCACCTAATAGACGAACAACCTTTTCATGATCGGCATCAACAGAAGATCCTATAGTACTTTCTTTACCTTCTTGAATTATTAACCAAGGAAAATATGTATAACTATGATTAAAAAGTTGTAATCTACTTGTCATCCAATCAGACGTATGTAAACAATTTGAATACATATTAAATAGTTTATTGACTCCATGTTTAGATAAAATATAACCACCAGTTAAATATTGTTCATGTGCCAAAACCCATTTATAAGTAGGGCTACTTTCTTCTGATGCATTTAAAAAAATACAATCCCATTCATTGTCATTTACATCGTTCCAAAATTGGTTCAATTTTTCAAAAAATAATTTATCAAAACATGCATCATCTTCTAATATTAAAGCATATTCAATATTGTTATTAATAATATGTTTCCAAATATTCCAATGAGATTGTGCGCATGCCCTTGATAAATTATTCAAATACCCTACAAAATTATCTGTTAAATCGTCTGGTGTAGAAGCAGGCCAAATAGTAACATTTACACCTTTATCGGTGATTGACCACGAAGAATCTAAATCCGCAGGGTCAGATTTAATTCTTCGCTGGTATAAATTTAATTTTTTAAAACGGCGTTCCATTTTAACACATCTCTCTGTGTTTGATAACAGGGAAATACAAAACGTATTGTCTGAGTTAAAATTGAAAGAGTTACTTTTCATTTTCTAGTAAATATTTGTATTATTATATTTAGCATTGTTTTTAAGTTATAAATAAAAATAAAATTTCTATAACAAATAATAAATAAATATTAAATGTCTTTAGAATTAAAAAAATTTGATATGAAAAGCATTAGCTTCAAATCAAATGAATCAAAAGGTCCTGTTATTGTTTTAATAGGAAAGCGTGATACAGGTAAAAGTTTTTTAGTAAGAGATTTATTATATTATCAACAAGATATACCTATTGGAACAGTCATTTCAGGAACCGAAGAGGGTAACGGTTTTTATGGTAAAATGGTTCCCCGTTTATTCATACACAATGAATATAATACTGCTATCATAGAAAATATTTTAAAAAGACAAAGAACAGTATTAAAACAAATTAAAAAAGAAATGGAAACATACAAACGAACAACAATTGACCCTCGTGCTTTTGTTATTTTAGATGATTGTCTTTACGACAATACATGGTCACGCGACAAAATGATGCGTCTATTGTTTATGAACGGACGTCACTGGAAGATCATGTTAGTAATTACGATGCAGTATCCTTTAGGTATTCCACCAACACTTCGTACAAATATTGATTATGTGTTCATTTTAAGAGAGAATTATATTGCAAACAGACGTCGTATTTATGATAATTATGCAGGCATGTTTCCGACATTTGAATCATTTTGTCAAGTAATGGATCAATGTACCGAAAATTATGAGTGTTTAGTAATAAACAATAATGTTAAATCAAATAAATTACAAGACCAAGTTTTTTGGTATAAAGCAGAAAATCACAATGACTTTAGATTAGGCTCAAAAGAATTTTGGGAATTGTCTAAAAATTACAACTCGGACGATGAAGAAGAAAAATATGACCCTAATGCTAATAAAAAGAGGGGTAATGGACAAAAAATTAGTGTAAAAAAAACAAAGTGGTAAATAAAAGATAAGTATTATATTATTATTTTTATAATAAATATAAACACTAGTATTTATATTTATAGTATGGAAGACAAAACTGTTTTTGTTTTAGCAACAGACAAAGCTTATATGCAGAAAGCAAGTGTAACAATCAATGATTTAAGAACGATTGGAAATTGGTATGGAGATATTGTGTTAATTACAATTGATTTTGATTTGGAAGATACTTACAAGTCCCATCAAAAAATAATTGAAAAGAAATTTCCTTCAATAGATAAAACCCATCTTTTGCATGAAATCGGCCCAAATGGTTTTTCAAATAGTGATAAGAGAGAAATAAATAAATTAAATCAATGGGAAAAAATCCATGTTTTTGATGATTATTTTTTACAATGGGATCGTGTCGTTTTTTTAGATGCGGGATTGCGTGTATTAGACGATGTTAAATATTTATTAGAATTAGACTATAAAAATTTAATATTAGCTCACCGTGAACCTTTTTTTTTCAAAGACCAAATAAGTTATGATAATAGTGAAAAAGTAGAACTTGTAAAACAAGATTTTGGAGAAGAAATTTTTGATTCAAATTATATGTTAAATTGTTTGTGGATTTACGATACAAGTATTTTGAAAATATGTAATAAAGAACAATTGATAGATGCTATGAATAAATATACTTTGTGTAAGACTAATGAAATGGGTATAATGAATTTATTATTTCATTTTAAATACAAATTGTGGAAAGCATTACCATTAAAGAATTCTAATGGAAAAACATTATTTGAATGGTGTGAATTAGTAAATAAATTTCCTACCACGTGGAGGGATTATTGTTTCATTAAATACCCTGTTACTATTGGGTTACACGAAAGGCCGGAATTGTAAAAAAATCCATACTACAACCAAACTACAACCAAACTACAACCACACTACAACCACACTACAACCACACTACTAAGTAAAATATAATATCTGTGTATTTGAAGGTTTGTAGTAACTCAATTCGTTTGCTACATATGAATCTTTAATATTCTCTAGGCTAAAAACTCTATAACAAAATACACAATCTTCTTTTGTATAAAATTCGGGTTCTTCAGGAAATTGTATTTGGTTAAAAATAGCTTGTTTTATTGAAACGTGTCCATGATGTATTTTGTCATTTGTATCATAATAATATTTATGGGTAATGCAGCCAGAATAGCATTGTTTTAATGAGTTAAGTCTTATATCAATTTCATCACTTTCTAATTTTTTTGTGATATTATCAAGTATTTCACTATTGTAATAATTATGTAAAATAATATCGCTATCATGTTCTTGAAAAACTTTTAATAATATCTCTATTCTTTGAGGATGCATGATATCGTCCGCATCTATAAAAGTTATGTAATCCATATCTGATAATTTAGCGGCAGCTATATTGCGATTTTCTGATGCACTTTTTTTTTCTTCAGTTGTAATTATTTCTAAAGAAAAAGTATATTGTTGGAGTTTTTCAAAATAACATTCTAATTCAAAATCGCTATTTTTACTTGAAGAACAACTAACTACTACTTTGTTTGGAATATTGGTTTGGATCTGAATTGAATCAAGCAATTTAAAAAGTGGGTCAATGTGACCTATGTAACAAGGAATGGCAACTCCAATTTTCATAATATAATTATAAAATAATAATTATATTACTTATTAAATATTTATATATTATTTATAAAATATTCATAAAATATTCATAACATATATTTTGGTACACTGCGTATGTAACTTTATCTAATCTACTTCTTCCATGCCATCTTTATCCTTTTTAATTGCAAACGGACCGCTTATTAATTCACTTTGACCATAATCACTTTTACCAACAACTATATTTTCACCTTCAAATAATTCTGCACGAATATCAGCAGCAGTGATTGTTTCGCCGTCT